GTCGGCACCATCCGGCGCGACGGAACCAACGGCCTGCTCCTGCGCGCATTGAACGACCAAGTGACATGGACGTGGCCCTATTGGATTCTTGGGATTACAGGTTTCGGGAACACCGCGCCTGTCGTTTCCGGCACGAACACCGCCAACATCGCGCTTACCTACGACCTGGATAAAGGCACCGGCTTCAGCGGCACGTTCAAGACGCTCAATGCCGCGAACCTGTCGGCAGAGACTGGCATCAGCCCTTCGGGCGTCAAGGTACGCCTGCGCGCTCGATGCGAGGTCGCAAACACGGGCAACGCGCTGCGAACCGTGTCGTTCTTCGGCGTCACAAGTGCGGCAGACATCGTTGCGAATCCGTACCCGTACAACGAGCCGACCGTTGCTCTGTCTGGCGTGCAGTCAGGATCGCGGTCCGCAATCTTCCGCAACAACGACGGGCGCCTGCTAGACGTGCGGCCGTCGACTCAGACGAAGCTCTATCCCGCGTGGTTCGCCGACACCACGGTGACGCTCCGCGTTCGCCGACCCGGCTGGGCAGAGGTCCAGACGCCGTTCACGCTCACCGAAGACGGAGCGGCGTTCCCGCTCAATCAGGTCGACACGGCGATTGCGGACACCGACCCCGGCGCGCTTGGTATCACGGTCACGAACCACGGCACATCGCCCGTGACGTGGAACGGCAAAACCTGGTCGATCACGGTCACGGTGCCTACAGGGGTCTCCGCCCCGCAGGTCGCGCAGTGGCTGTCGTGGCAGACCGCGCAGGACGCCTTCACGCTCGGCGGCGGCTTCCACAACATGGCATGGCCCGCGATGGTAGTCGCGGTCGGCACGGCACTGGAAACGCAGCGCGGGACGCTGTTCGGATCGACCGGCGCGGCGCTCAAGGGCGTCCGCGTGGTCGACGCCAGCGGCAACGAGGTGCCGGGCTTCGCGCGCATGCAGGCCGACGACGGCACCTACTACTCGCCGGCAGTCAGCTACACGCTGACGGTCAGCAACATCGTCAGCACGTCGCGCATCCTGATCCGGCGGACGGACACGTCGGCGGTCATCGCCAACCAGGCCGTCAGCGGTTCGAGCTTCCAGTACAGCTACACGCACACGTCGGACATTCCGGTGGAGATCATCGTCCGAAAGGCGACCTCTTCCCCGTTCTACCAAGAGTGGCGCACGACGACCACGCTCGCAGCGTCGAACAACAACCAAACCGCCAACCAACAATTGGACGAATAGATAAACGTTAATAATTTAGTATTGGAGCATTTATGCCAATTGCAACCGATTTTACCATCAGCTCGACTGGTGATATACGAAGACAAGCTGATGCTAGCACCGAGGTTTATTCAGTACTAGCACTACATGCATGGCTACAAGACCTTGCAGACGATGCCGCATTTAGTGGTGCTGACCAAGTAGACATCTTAGCACCAAATCCATCAAAGCTAGATGGTCCTAGAGATTCAGCTGTTGCTTCAAGATTGAACTTGTTAACCGACGGCTCGGTTGTATTTAATCTAGACGATACCGCTGCTCAATTTGTCAACTTTGGATCTGTTAAACAGAGCAGCGCAGCAGTGCAGTACTCTGGTTTAAAGACGATCGGTGGAATTGTTCCAGCATCTCCGATTTATGTTGTACAGAGTGGCTCAAAACTTACTAAATTCTGGTCTGACGGCCATGTCCAGATTTTGGTGAAGGTTAGAACAGCCGGAGCATTTATTGACAGTGGTAACGTAACAGCTTTTTCACGCAAGTGGGGGCAAACCTATTCACACTTTGACGTAAACCTTGCAGCTGGTGGCGAAAGTAACGCTGCTCTTTCAACCGCTCTCGACTCTAATATTGTTCTTTCAGAAGCAAATGCTGCTTTATTATCAACTAAAGTTACTATTACTTTTGGAGACACTACTCTTGACCTCAACAATGGTAATGGATCTGTAGCTTACAAAGGAACTATTGCGCTTAGTGGCGATTGCACACTTCAAGAAGCATATCAATATCTACAGTATATAACTCGCGAGAACAGTACAACTACTCTTAATAGCATCCCTGGCTGGCGCTACCGCGTGCTTAATGCAGCTTATACAGAAATTCCATCTGCCCCGTTCGGCACTTTTGCTGGTGGTACTTTCTTCGTAGCACGCGGTTGGGCACTTACGGGTGTATTAGGTTCAGAGTCTACACGTTATCAATTAATTGATCATTCTGGAACAACTCAAATACCTCCAACTCTAGTAGGAGTTACTGTTGGTAATTTAGTTGCCGGTGACCGTGTGTTAGTAGCACGAGCAGACGGTGGCGGTGTTATTCTTAAAGATGAGTACACCCCCGTAGCTGCAAGTTCTGGAGCAACAGCCCTTACGGTTGTTGAATCTATCAAAACTGATACACCGAGTGCAGGTGTTATCCGAATCAAAGGACAGCGTTATACATACACAAGCTATACTGCTGCCACAAAAACTTTTAATGGATTATCACCGGGTTTAGCTTCTAATATAGTTACAGCCGATGATGTTTTTGTACCTTATCTTGATAAGGTAGCAGCAAGCACTTCTGAGTCAGTAACATTTATTTATAGCAGCAATTTTACTGCTCGTGTAGATGTGCGTAATGGTTCTGGCGGAAGTCCTATTATTCCCTTCAACACATTATTGTCTGTTACCAATGCAGGTGCTTCTGTTAATGCGAGCCGTAACAGTGACGTTTAAATTATGGCGTATTATATTGCCCCATTTACATTTAATTTCCAAACTTCGTTTATAGAAGTTGACTCTGGTGCAATAGATGTTGATTGCGGTACTTTTTATAGTGCTATTAAATTAGCTCAAGCTAGCGAGGAGGGCATATTATATGCAAGAATTGCAGCAGGATCAGGACTCTCGATACTTGGTCCAGGAGTCCAAGTTGGCCTCACCGTCGAATTATTGGGGGCGTGGCAACTTCGTTTTCCAGCAGGTAATTATATCGCCAGAGTTGCGGGAGGAAATCTTGTTGGAGGACCCGGAGGAGACCCAATCGCCTATACTCCAGGCGTCCAAGCTCTCTTAATTCAAAGTGCTGCCTCTACAATTGTTGCAACTGGCGGTTCTGCCTTAACACCACAAGAATCTGCTAAGTTAATGAGCCTGCCGTCTAATGCCCTAACTACACCCAAATTTTTAGCACTTAAATAAGGAATATCATATGTTGGAATTTGCAGCAAGCGGTATTTTAGGATCAATCTTCGGTGGGCTGTTTCGACTAGCCCCCGAAGTACTCAAGTTCTGGGACCGAAAGGATGACCGCAAACACGAACTGAGCATGTACGGTCTACAAATTGATCTTGAAAAGACCCGGGGTCAAGTCAAGATCGAAGAAAAGTACATTGACTATGGCATTGCAAATACTCAGGCTATTCAGAGCGCTTTTGAGAGTCAAGCCAAAGAGGCCTCTAACAGCTATCGTTGGGTAGCTGCACTGAGTGCCTTAGTCCGACCAATGGTGACCTATGTGTTATTTGGCATGTACGTGACATTTAAGGTAATCGTTATTTCTTACGCAATGCAAAATGGTGCCAACTGGATTGACATTGCAAACAAGCACTGGACACCAGACGACTTTGCAATGTTAAACATGATACTCACATTCTGGTTCTTGGGCCGCAGTATTGAAAAGCGTAGTGGGTCATGATCCAAGAAGCCGTCAAACTGTGTACACACGCTCTGTTGCACCCATTTGAGGGCTATCACAAACGTCTAGCAAATGGTGACTGTGAGAGCTATCCAGATCCCGCAAGTCCCCTAGGCCGAGGGTTGGTTACCAAAGGTCAAGCAGGCTCTATGAGCCCTGGAGAACTGCTCAAAGCAGGACACCCATGGACTATTGGATGGGGTATTACCGGCTCAGACATTGTGCCTGGACTGGTGTGGACGCGCCAGCAGGCAGATGAGCGATTTGAAAGAATGCTAAGCAAATTTGTGAATGGGGCCGTCAGCCTCAGCCCCAACCTGTTAAATGAACCGCCCAGAAGGTTGGCGGCAATCATTAGTTTTTGTTATAACTGTGGATTAGGCAACTACAGAATTAGCACTCTGCGAAAACGGGTCAA